GTGTCCATTCTCCCTTCTCTTTATATGCAAGAACTTTGATCTGACTTAGAGGTGCTACGTCTGCTATAACTTCTTTAGCGTTGATAGATACTAATCCCCAATCGCTGAGTAACTGTACTATACGGTTTCTACGTTGCACATCATTAATACTCAAGTTTGCTTTCTTTCCATCAAGAGCAAACAGTTCTTTAAAATGTACAATATAGTATCTACCTTGTTTGTGAAGGATGTGACACGATTGATATAACTTCTTTTCTTTGCGTGAAGCTACTCCAATACGTGTTAATGTTTCTCTAACTTTAAGGAAGTCATCAGGTTCCTTCAACCCGACTTCTACCATACTCTCAGCAGTCCACTGGACTTCTTCGGTAATTGCACTCATCTTCTTCCTCCCATGTCATGTGTGTTACGAATTTTTTCAATTTGGGTTTTGGTGAGAAGAGTTAATGCGACCTTTGCTTTCTCGTTACTATAACCATAGTGTTTTTTGACCAGATCCAAGTCATCGACTTGTTCTTTCTTCAACCAAGGGGAAAACCTTTTCCGTTTCCTCAAAGTATATAGGAAGAAAGAGTATTGCATGTCCTTATCAAGATGTGCATTCAAATTCATCTCGTTTGCAAACAGAATGGTATCCATAGTACCAGACAAACATCTATTAACTATGTAAGGAGGATAAGAAGATATCGCTGTAGGATCATCAGCAAGGAGATCCTTTTTATTGAAGTTAACAGAGTTTAACCAGTCCTTTAATTCAATTTTCATTACCACACTCTAATAGGTCCCACGACACCTGTCTCAGAATTATTAATTCTGTAGATCATTGTCCGACCTTGTTTTGTATTGCAGTGGATCTCACCACCTTGTATAATTGCTGTCATTATATCATTACCGAATGTAGAGTATGCACCTCTACGTGTATGATATAGTTGTGCCTTACCACTTGGCAGTACACGAACCCCCAAACTTCCCATAATTTGTTAATACTAATTCACGACGGTCTTGTTGATCTGACATGTAAGTGCCTGTAGATCTCATTGTATAAGTATGATCATAGTCATACTGGCACCACTCAAGAAATCTCATAATAATATCAGGGTGGTTGTTATAGGATATCATAACATTACATAGACACTTGTCCATGCTATCAGCAAATGCTGCATGATTAAATCCTCTATGCTTATCTCCTTTGTGTCCATACAAAGCATCCTTAATATCATAAGGAGGATCAGAGTAGATGAACGTTAAGGTCTCATCGGAGTTGAGTTCCTCGTAGGAGAGGTTAGTAATTCTCCATCGCTTGATGAGTTTACTGTACTCTGGCAACCTGTCGATCCCCCTAATGGAGAAGTTAGATTGGGATGCTGCCTTTGAGAATGAACTGCTCTCAGTGAGACCAGAGAAAGAACACTTATTAATGATATAAAAATCAACTGCTCTATCTTCTTGACATCTTTCACTGTCATTAAGTTTCTCCTTTGCGTCTAAAAATAATTCTCTTGCACTCTCTTCATCTAGATGAGAGTTCTTTGCCTTTGTAAGTTCACTGTGAAGATAGTCACTGTTATCTCTTAACTGAACCCAGAAATTATATAAAGGTTCATAAAGATCATTGACCCAGATGGGTACATCTTCTGGTAGTCTCTTGGTCATTTCCAATGCCATACTACCACCACCTAGAAAAGGTTCACGATATTCTGTGATCTCTCGACTAGGCAACCACTGACACAATTTAGTAACTGCTCTAGACTTACCACCAGGATACCTGAGTGGTGTCTTAAGTTGCTTCATCTAACCAAATAATTTTTAAATCAGTTAGGTCTAGATCGTCACGAAAGTCACCCATTGGAGGTGGAACTAAAGGAAGGTATCTTCCAGTAGGAGGACGAACTGGCATTTGAATCATTTCGATAGTTTCTTCAAACCACCTGTTCATTGATCTTGCCATAGCACGATATGATGTGCCAACATATAGTTGTCCACCAACAACAGCAACTGTTGCTGCACCCCAGAACATATAATAAAATCTAGATTTCATTTGTGCTCTGATCTTTTCACGTTTTTTGAAAGTCATTAAACATTCCTGTAATAATCAATAGCAGACCCAAGTCTTTCTACGAAGGAAGGAGATTTAATCTCTTCTACTACGTCTAGGTCTTTTGCTTTTGCCCATTTTTTATAGGCAATCTCAGTTAGTTTTTGAGATGATTGTTTTCTTGCCTTGATTAGTTTTCTATTCTTGGCATATGCAGAAGCCATTCTTACCTGTTGTTCTGCTCGAACTGCTTCGCGTTCTTCTAAGAAGTTTTCTAGTTTAGTCATTTGAATTCACATTCTACCATAATTTCAGTTAATGCTGCTAAGAGATTAATCTCTTGGTCAGCGACAAATGCAGATTGGTATTGATACTTGGAGATAATCAAAACCGCTTGAGGTATACTCTGTGGTTTTAATGCATCATACAAGTTATCATATACTGTCCGCAGTATAGTATTTGGATCATTGTCCAGATTACTATTGACCCACTTGCGTGCGACGGAGAACTCTTTGTTCTTCAGTGACGATAATAATTCGCCAAGTTTGACATTATTTAATACCGCCAGAATGCCAGTGTCGATATTCCCTGTGGAGGAATACCTTTGGAGTTCGTTGAGTGTCCTTCGGAAGTCTGGGAAGTACTTCTGGACGACCTCAGCGACCACTGCATTATCAAACTGTACATTTTCTGCGGTAAGTATTCCACGACACCGTTCAAAAAATTGAGCAGCGATTTGTTGTTTGTCCTTTCCTCTGACATTGCATTCAATAACAGTGGTTCTAGAATGTAGTGGTTCAATAATTTTGTTCTTGAAATTACAGGTAAAGATAAACCTACAATTTCTTTGGAACTCTTCTATCGAAGCACGTAACAATAACTGTACGTCATGTGTAGTGTTATCTGCTTCATCTATAATGATGACCTTATGCTTAGATGATGAGGTCAACGATACTGTTGAAGCAAACTGTTTAGCACTGTTACGTACAGTGTCTAAGAAACGACCCTCATCTGATCCATTGATCAAATAAGAATCAACTCCTAGTTCATGGCATAATGCTTTTGCAATAGTGGTCTTACCGATACCAGCAGTACCACACAGGAGTAAGTTAGGAACTTCTCCATTGGAAACAAAAGCTTGAAATGTATTCTTAATGTCGGATGGGAGAATACATTGCTCAATATTTTTGGGACGATACTTTTCGACCCAAAGAAAATCATCCTTCATACTTACTATCAGGTTCTAGTGCGATGAGATACTCAAGATCTCTTCTGCTATCTCTGAATAGAGATGCATTCTGTTTACTAATAGTAACCTCATAATCACCAGGTAGCAACTTGAGGTTTTCAACTTTAAAGTTGAAACAAAATTCTTTGTCGGTAATCCCTACCTTGACAGCGTAACTGTTAGAGGTATCGTTTTTCTTGTCACGTACGACAAGTTTAACACTAGCACCATCACCAACAACTGCTAGATCTTCAATCTGATAGATTGCTGCTGCCTTGATGATGTTAGAGATATCACTCCATGCTACAGTAAAGCACACATCCTTACTAGGAAGTTCCACCTTGTTCTCAGGTGGTTGTACAATGGTAGATGGATCTGCAAAGAAATATCTTGACTGACATTTACTATCTTTGATCATAACAAAGTTGTCATTGTCAAAAGTAAAGTCAGGATTTTCAAAAAGTGATAGTCCAGATAGGAACTCACTTAGATCATAGATTGCAAATGTCCTTGGGAACTTCTCTTCAATCACCGCACGTGATAATATATTCTTCTGTATGGATAGAGTTGATAACTCTGTACCTTCTTTGAAGCAGATTGATTGGTTGATGTTAGAGAAGTTCTTGAGGATATCAAGCGTACCTTTTGAAAGTTTCATTTACTAAAATAATATAATAATACACAATAGTGTATTGCTTTAAGAATGTCGTCTTGGGGACGACCTTTTTTGTCGTACCGACTAAGGTACTTGATTGCATTAGATCTGCAGAATGCTTCTGCGTCTCCAATACTTTCTATTAGATCAAGGGTCTGAATTTTACCACTGGCATAATGCTGAGAGTAAGTCTCTTTGATGTACTCATTCGCTATCTCCAATGTTAGATCTTCATCATACTTACAGACCCTATCATCATCTATAACAATGTTACGATCACCTGTTATTGGGTGTACGTCACTTGCCTTAAAGGAAGTGTCGTAGTATTCGTAAGGATCAAGTTCTTCCATAGACCTCTGTTTGATGGGATATTCTTCGTCGAGGGTTCCACTTAAAATAGAACCCGCTAAACTCCATGCATTTATCATATCAAACTTTCTCCTCAAAGTCAACATCTGCATCCACCTTGTCATATAACTCTTGGAATGCTTGCTTTGTCTCATCGTCAAACCTACTGATACAAGTGGTGATTGCCTTAGCACGGTTACCAAAGATCTGGTATGCTTTAACGATGTGCACAAGTCTACGTGTGCTGATAACCTCATCAATACCACCATCGTAGAATGTCTTACGGATGATGTCTGCCCAGTCAACTAACTTCTTATTGAAGTCATCCTGAGGGTTGATGATGTCAAGCATCTTCTGCTCACTTACAGTTGATGGGTATGACTGCTCAAAAGTAACAGGGAACCTTTCTAGGAATGCTTCGTTAAGTACGTTAGTACCTACGAACCTACCATCTTCTGAACCCTTACCCTTAGTGTTAGCAGTAGCAACAACTGTAAAACCTGGTGAAGGTTGTACGAACTTACCTATCTTCTTAAGGAAGACACCCTTACCTTCAAGGATAGACTGTAGACATAGGATCTTGTTAGATGCTAGGTCGATCTCGTCAAGTAATAGAACTGCACCTCTTTCAAGTGCTTCGATGACAGGACCGTTGTGCCATACTGTGTTACCATCAACAAGTCTGAAACCACCGATGAGATCATCTTCGTCTGTCTCGATAGAGATGTTAACTCTGATGAGTTCTCTCTTTGCCTGAGCACATGCTTGCTCTACAGAGAATGTCTTACCGTTGCCAGATAAACCTGTAATGAATGCAGGATAGAATAACTTAGAAGAAATAATTTTCTTAACGTCAGTAAAATTACCAAACTTAACGAAGGTGCTATCTATAGAAGGAACTAGGTTTCTCTCTGCTGAGGGCAATACAGAGGGTGCTGAGAGTGATTTCTCTAGGATCTCTCTACCTTCAGCGATAGTTAGTTTCCATGCACCCTTCTTAACTTTGTAACCTAGTTTAGTTAACTTGCCACCTACTGTAGCATATGTGCAGTTCTGTGATGCTGCATACTTCTTAACATGAGATGCGTCTATCTCACTACCATACTGTTCACGTAGTTCTTCAACGAAGTTGACGGATAGTTTTCTCTCGAAGGTCATGATGTAAAAATTGGAATTGCGTTTGTATATATTAATAATACCAATAAAAAAGACCCCTGTGTAGGGGTCGTGTGCCACTTTGTCAAGTGGTTTTTATGCGATACGTGAGATGAAGGATGATAGGATCTTTTTGTTCATCTTCTTACCTTTAAGAGACTTAGTGAATGCTCTCTTGATGTCTGCCTTGGTGTAATCCTCTTTCTCGATCTCAAACTCAGCATCATTGTTGAGTGCAGAGACTGCCATAGCATACTGTACAGTGTATGCAGAAGATAAGCATATGAAAGATCTAGTCTTCTTCCACTCTCTGTCTGCTTCTGCCCATGCTTGATCGTTACCTTCACCATACTCATAACCTAAGCAACCACGCTTAAATCTGTACCAGTCATTACCTGCAACAAGACGGATGTTCATGAACTCACACTGAGGAAATCTGTCACGTAGTTGGTAGATGAATGTGTCTGTCTGATTGTACTGGTCATTAGTGAATGAATACTGTTTACCAGTTTGACGGTCACGTAGTCTGGTTGATGCGTTGCAGTTTCTACCGATGAATGATACTGAACCATCATATTGTGAAACAACCTTCTTACCAAACTTTAGTGTGAAACCTTCGCCATCAGTTAGATTGATAACGTGAACTTTTTGTGAACCAGTTCTCTTTTGGAACTCAGGAATGATATGGTTTAGAGCAACAGTTGCTTCATTCAATGGAGTACCACCTAAGTTTAGTCCGTGAGGAATACCACAACTGTAGTACCCTCTGAAACTACTTGCAAGACGGAATAAGTTGTGTGCCTGTTTGTCATGAGATCTATTGTTGCTGCTACTTGTAAGTACATTGAGCATACGGAAGTCACGAAGGATAACCTTACCCTCAGTGCTTGGATCTTCATGATACTTATGCTGATCCTTCTCAAAGTTATCGGAGAAGAGGTATACATCATAAGCAATACCAACCTTACGACAGAATGATACTAGTGTAAGTACTTGCTTGATTGTATCAAGGATACAGTTGGACATAGAACCAGACCAATCAACATTAAAGATTAATCCGTGGTTCTTACCATCAGGTACAGTAGTTACTTTTCTGAAAAGATCATCGTTGTACTTGTAGGTATGAAGTTTTGCTGTATTAAGAACACCAGTTCTAGAAACAGTAGCACGAGCATAACTGTCTGCTGACTTCTTCATCTCAAACTCTTTAACCATGTAGTTGACTTCTTTGTTTTGTGACATTTTGAATTTTCTGAAGTCAGCATCTGCTTCGCTTAAGTTTCTAGTGTACTCTCTTGCCATGTGCATGTCATACTCATCTGCAAAGTCTTTTTGATTTGTAAGGTTTTCTTTCTCTACGTAGAAATTATTTGCAATGTCACTAACTTCTTTGTTAGATATGAAGTACTTACTGCTGATAGTCTTAGGTAACTCTACGTAGTCATATTCCTGTGCTTCAGTATTAGCAAGATTTTTAAGTGCATCATTCAAAGCATCCATAGTTTCTACAGTTGGATCGAACTCTGTTGGTTCACCTGAGTTTCTACCTGCATCTACAGCACCACCTGTATTCTCAGGAGTATCAGATGCAGATGGATTTGCTGCAGTACCTTCTCCCTCTCCTTCTTCTTCTGACTTAGGTTGACCTTTACCTGTAGATAGATCTTCTAAAGGATTGCCTTCCTCAAGACCATTACCTTCTCCAGATGGGACTGCTACTGGATCACCCTCACCCTCAGTCTGTTGCTGCTGTTGCTTATCAAACTGATCTTTCATGTAAGCATGTATCTCTTTAGCAAGTGCAACTGCATCGTCAAATGTTTCTAGTGCATCACACTTAGGAAGGAATACACTCTCCTCATCTGAGAAAGAAACATCAGTGAAGTTACCCACCTTGTACTGTATGTTTAATCTGTCTACAAGACTTAGACTATCAACACCACGCTCATTGATCTGGAAGAAGTCATCTGCTGCAAGTTGCTTGTAACCTTGAAAGAATGTCTTAGCAATACCCTCGTATCTACGCTTCATCAACTTCTCAATACGAATGTCCTCACACAAATTAACATAAGGCATTGGAACCTCCTCAAGGAAAGACCAGTCATTAGGAGTGTATAGTGCATGACCTACTTCATGTGCAATCAATGCATCTATGACCTGAGTTTTGTCATGCTCCCAGTTAGGTAAAGTTAGTATTCTATTCTCTACGTCAAACTGTGCAGTGTCAACACTTCTAGTCTCAACGATAAGGTCTTCTGTAGCGAGTAGTTTAGCGAGTGATTCTTTAACGAGGTTCATGTCAGTTGTGTGTCTATACTATTAATTATACTAAAAAACCGCCCCTTGGGACGGTTGAGTAGACACTTTGTCAACTGGTTTCTTCTGGCACGTGCTTGTCGCAATGCTTGTGGTTTTAGATGGCGTTTCTTTTCCTTCTTGGAATGATGCTGCCAATTAGGTACCTTCATAGGATCAATCCAAATACTATAGAGTATCTATACATATACTCTTTTGTGGGACCTAGTCCTCTATGTGGATAGTGTGATGGAAAGACTATGATCCTACCAGGAACATATTCATACTCCTCTAGCATTTCTGATCTGTCCTCAGAAAAGATTTGGAATTTACCACCCCATTCTTTTTCCCATATCGGGTTCGGCATTACCATTATAGTATGCTGAGAGCGATCTGTGGGACCATTGCTGTCAATATGTAACGTTCCGTCACATCCACTGTGTTGGAGGTTTACATCTATCCTGTTCAGATATACACGTGTGCTGTCAAGATTTTTTATTCTGCAGAGAAACTCAAACATCTTAAAGAAGGTAGGAGCATTCTCGTTATCCAAATATGATATGATATTGGGATGATGTCTTGCAAAGATTGAAGATCCAAATAATCTATGACTACCTTCCTGATGGTATGGCCATGTGGTTGCATTAGCAACGTTACATGCTCTGTATCTTAACTTACCTTGAAGGGTAGAAAAGATATCATGGAGATATTTTGGATCGAATTTATTATCGTATACTTCAGCAAGCACTATCTTTCTTAAATGTAATCTGGTTACCACCACCTAGATTAGCAGTCCATGTTGTATTGTGATGGAAGTGTTCTAAGATGTGATCTAACTTATGGTTTAGTGCATCTATCTTACCAATCATATCAAGTCTATCCTGTCTTGACCAGTCATGCTCTGCATAAGTATCAGGATGAAGTCCACCATTTAAACTCACGTGACCAGTCATCCCATTTTGAAGTGGAGCTCCTTGATAGTTCATTGGAGGTTTGGATGGATTATCTCCTAGACCTGATTCAAATAAATGCTGTTGATCGTCGGGTACATCTGTACCTGTTGTCTTTGCTGTTTCAGATTCGGATGTGATGTCTTTACCAGGCACTGCACCTGATGATGTCATTACGTGTTTTCCTCCATGAGGAACGTCGTTGTAAACTGTCATGTTATTCTTCCTTTGAAATTACTGAGAAGTTTTGTTTCTTCTCAACCTTTAGAGTTGCTGCAAATCTATCTTGTAATGATTCTGTTTTATGAGAGATCACAAAGACATTAGTGCTGTCGGATACAGTATGTAGTATCTTGAGGAAATCATCTGTACCTGATGTATCTAAACTACTGTCAAAGATCTCATCTAAGATCAGCAGATTAGTATTAGCACTGTTCTTCATCTTGGCAATAGTTCTCCAAGTGAATAGTAGAGCAAGGTCAATCCTCATCTTCTCCCCTTCAGAAAAAGAAGAGTAAGTAAACTCATCTCTAAACCTTGACTTGATAGTCTCCTCAAAGTTTTCATCGAGATCAAATGACACATAGAAATCTAATTCTTTAAGATACCTGTTGACCAACTGGTTCATGACTGGGAGATACTTCTTGATGATGACTGATTTGATACCACTATCCCTGAGCATATTAGAAACGACATCGTAGTCATCTCTTTGTTTCTTAGTGTCAAGTAGGGATTCCCCTACCTTCATACCATCGGCAGCAATTTCTTTTAATCTTTCTTTCTCTTTCTTAAGACTACCAGATGCACCTGTGTCAATTTTATCTTCTATTTGTTTTATCTGTTTCTTCTTCCATTGTATTTCTTTATTGCAACTACTAATTCTCTCATTGATTTCTCTGAGTTCATTCATTACAATATTTCTTTCACTGACCTTCTCTAGTATGATGTCCAGTTTCTGTTGAAGTGCTACGGATGCATCATCTAATTCTTTTAGAGAAACGTTTATAATTTTCTTCTTGTCGTGTTTTAATTCTTCTGTAATTGCTTGGCGACATGTAGGACAGGTATCATTCTTATCAAAGAACTTATACTCTTTATCAAAAGCTTTCTTCTTAGTTTTAAATCTGTCTTGGAATACAAGGAGTTCTGTTTGCTCCTTGTCTAGATCACCATAAGCATCTAAGCTTTTTTCTTTAGACGAGAGTTCTCCCAATCCCTTTGTAACTGCATCAGTTGTGCTAGAGATTTCTCCTTCAAGATCTTTGATCTCTCCTTTTCGTCTGGAGGTATTTGCATTGGATTGCTCCTGTAAATTAGCAATAAGGTTTTGTTGCATCTCAACCTTGTTCTTAGCAAGGTCAACTTTGTACTCACATTCTCTAAGTGATTCTCTTACAACTTTTGCCTTCTCCCTCAGTAAAGAATTCATAGTAGAGAAGATACGAATATCTAGGAGATCTTCGATAACCTCTCTACGGTTAGGGGGGGTGAGTTGCATGAAAGGAACAAAGCAAGATGATCCTAAGATCACCACCTGAGTAAATGATTTATAATTCAACCTCAGTATACTCTGCTCCAGATGCTTTTGCTGCTCGTTCATCGCTGCTTCTTGTGAAAGCATTTTACCATTGAGATAGATTTCAAACACCGTAGGTTTAAATCCACGACGTATCATATAGTCACGAGAACCAATACTAAATTCTATCTCGACGAGCAGATCCTTTTCGTTGACTGCGTTAACCAGTTGCGTTTTGGTTATCTTACGAAAAGGTTTGTTGAATAAACCAAAACAGATAGCATCCAAGAATGTGGATTTACCTGCACCGTTTGATCCAACTATCAGAGTAGCAGGACTTGCATCAAGTCTTATTTCACTATAAACATTACCAGTTGAAAGAAAGTTCTTCCAACGTACAGACTTAAACAAAATCATTTAGACAAATTATTCCCTAGGGGGTACTACTATATCATCAGGAGTGACAACATAATATTCATGACCGCTAGTGACACAAGCTTGAATAATCTCACGATCATCCACCTCTACCACTGACATATCTGGAAAGTTATCAGCTTCCAGAAGTCCAGCATAGCGTACTGCGTCGTCTTTGTCAAGGAACATGTAAACTAATTGGTTACTTTCACCTTTAACAGAGTAGGCACCTTCCTTTTCTTTGCCTGTCACTGCTAGAATATACATCAAACGATCTCCAGTGCTTCCACATATAAGGTTTTAAGAATGGATTTAAGTGCAGGTTTGTCTTTATACTCTATCTCATCAACATATCTGTCAAGGATAGTAAGGGTATCTTCCTTTTCAATATCAATCTCTTCACTTAGATCTTGCTCAAAGGATGGATCCTCGATGACTTTGATCTCATGTACACCAGCAGCATATAGTTGACTGATGAAGAACTCAAATTTATCTGTGTCCTTTTTCTTTTCTACAATGATCTTGACAAAATTTTCTGTGTAATCTGTATACTTAAACTTACTACTATTTAACTGATCTTCATGGTAGTATATTTTCTGATAGATGCTATAAGGGTTCGGTATAAACTCCAATTCTTTAGTTTCAGTATCAAATATATGGAAACCACGTTTGCAATTGTAGTCATTCCAATAGATCTGGTATGGATTACCTAGGTATGTTATGTTTTCTCTGGTGCTTCTTTGGTGATAGTGACCTGAGAATACCTTTTCAAACTTTCTATATGGAGAAGTAGCAGCACCATGATCCATGATGTAACCTCTGTGTGCTTCAAATCCATTGAGTTCTAGGTGTCCCATTGCTACTGGAGACTTACTCTTTGCTATTAGATCATATGTCTCATCATGATTCTCTTCATTGATCCAAGGTATGAATAGAATAGGTAGTCCACCTATCTCTACCTCAGTTGCTTTAGTGTATATTGTTACGTTATCATACTCTCCGACTGTAGTTACGAGAGTGTTTACTAGATTAGTATTCTTGAAATATGCTGTGTGGTTTCCTACTAAGGCATGAACTTGTACTCCCATGTCCTTTAGTACATCAAAATAATTATGGGTTGCCCACTGTGCTGCCCATATATCTAAGTTCCTACGGTTATCAAATGTATCTCCTAGGTCTAGAACCGTGTCGATGCCACGTTTTTTTAGGGTAGGAAAGAATACATTCCTATAGAATTTTTTAAAGAAGTCATGAAATATTCGACTAGACTTCCTTGCACCGAAGTGCTGATCTGTTATTATAGCAATCTTCACTTTAGTTGTTGCCCCAGTACATCGTAGTACTCTTCAGTTGCATCAATGGGAATGGTATACATTCCTCTGTGTTCACGTTCAATCTCAATTATGGTTCCAAACTGTCCTTTCACAGTATACCCTAAGTTTTGGAATAGGTCAACCGCCCTTACTACTATGTCTCTGTGCTTCTTCATAAGGAGTTCATCTTCTAAGATTTTAATGTATGCAAGGCAACTTAAGATACCTGGTAAACTGAAACTATAAGTAAATCCATGCTCCCACTCAAACCTTCTAGGTAGTGCGTCATGTATCGTGTCATTATATAATGCAATACTTAATGGGAAGTATCCTCCTGTGATTGCTTTACCCATTGTGAAGATGTCAGGTTCAATTGGGAGTTTCTTCCATCCCACAAAGTTACCTGTCTTCCCTCCTCCTGTCATGATGTCATCTACTATTAGTACAACACCTTTCTTCTGTATCTGTAAGATATTATTCCAGAACCTTTCGCTATGAGGTTTGATACCATTGGCATAGGGACAACTCTCTACCACTACACACATAACATTATCCCAGTTGTAATGATCCACATAGAAGTCAACTGGTAGTCTTAGTATATGCTGATATGGTTTCATGGTATATGGATCATTTAACATACTATCACCCATACTCTGAGTGAGCAGAGTTGATCCATGGTAACTATCTTTAAATGTAACTATACCATTACGTTGAGGTTGACCTATTTGCTTCTGATATGCACTAGCAAGTTTGACTGCTCCTTCCATTGCGTCACTACCACTCAAGGAGAATATACTTCTATATCCTGTAATACCCTTGAGCATCTTTGCTAGTTTCCATGTAGCATTGTTCAACTTAATAGGTTGAGCATCAAAGAAGTTCTCAGCTACCTCTGGTTTAATGCACATATTATTATGCACATAGTTCATGATCTCCATACGACCATACCCTAATGTATAGCAACCAAGATTTAACATAGGGTCTATGGACTTCTTGCCATCTATGGACATTCTTCCATAGTCCCAACCATACTCTTGCTCGCCCACGTTTTTTTGGGGACCTGTTATTAATCCTGGATATCTCATCTCGATCTCTGTAGTGGTGGGATCTTACCTGTCATCCCCATACCAAAAAAGTTTAAAGTTAGACGTTCCTTAGTGCCAAATGTCTTAACACCATGGTGGGTCTTGTTATTGAACAGGACAAATCTATTATAAACATTCGTTACCATCACAGACTCCTCGTACTGTTGATGTGCATTCTCCCATGCTGCTTTATATTCTTCCACATCTATATCCTCACCTCTATAGTGAGCTTCCTTCATCTGAATTTCTTTAGGGTATTGCCATCCATACCCATTCTTTGCTTTATAAAGTGACGTTCCTGTGTCTGGTTCAGGATCTTTTGTCAAGTATACTATACCACCGTAGTGTGTATCAATGTCTTGGTGAACCCATCCTCTATTAAGTGGACTGTACTGGTCTTCTGAAAATGGTTGTATCTTCTGAAAATGCAGTTGCATATTCCAGTACTCAGGTACGTTCTCATAGAAAAGGAGATGTAACTTCTCACCGAAGTAATTAAAAAACCTCTCGTTCACTAGGTGAAGGAGCTTAGTTCTTTCACCTGGCCAGTTACCACGGTCAGGTGGATAGTACTTTAATTCATTAGCCATTGCTACAATGGCATCAGGATCCTCAAAGAAATCATCAACAATTACAACTGGATATGTCACTTTATTCTTATTTCTACGTTCTCCTTAATGGTATTATAGTCTGAATGTGCTGTCTTGTCATCCGTATGGAAGACCTGATCGTATCCTGACTTAGTTAGTATCTTGTTCTTTATCTCCAACTGTCTCTTCTCTTTCTGTATGCGTCTTAGGAAGGCATAGTAAATGATCTGAGTGAAGTAAGCAAAGGGGTTCTTAGATTTCTCTGGATTAAAGTTCTCTATGTATTGTACACAGTTTTCAATGCCATCACAGATCATGTCCTCACGGAACATGTAGTTGACAAAGTTTGGTTTATATGATAGGTGTGTAGCGATCTTTAAAAAACATCCTCCAATGTAGTTGCTGATTTGAGGACGCTGTTCGCCCTTCTCCTTTGCAACAGCACACTTGTCCTTAAAAACGATGAGTGCTTCAAGGAACTCTTTATTGTTTACGTAATGCTCACTCTGTACCTTCCTTCTGACGGCCATATTATATCTCCTTATGTATACATTGTATACCATTTTGACCCAAATAGCAAGGGGGGCTTGACAAGTGTTTCATTTTTGTGTACACTACGAGTGTGCGAGTTCAAGGGATGCTTTAGCTATTGAATATATTATCCAGTTTAATACGAGCTTCCTCTACAGTAGACAGTCTACCAGAAGCATCTGATATAGTATCACCATTAAGTCTCCTTAGAGACATGGCATAAAATATCTGAACCTCTGTATCAACTTCTACCACGGTGATTACCTTATCCTTAGGGATGAGAAATTCCTCCTCGCGTGAAAATTTCATCCAAGGCGACACCTTTGCACCTGCTTTATTCCCTGTCAAGACGACTTCTTCGATCTCGATAGGGTTTTGTACTATCATATAATCCCCATTCTCATCATGTACATGTTCAGTCACTGCAAGAATTTCTTCTCCTGATACCAATTTGATTGCTGCGAGGAATTCGACCTTCTTTTGTTCTTCCATGTTAGTCTCTGATTCGGACATCAATGAATTCATAGTTAAAATTTTCTTCATTATATATTTTAACACGTTCTGTTAAATGATTTAAAGTGTAGTTTCTTTGAGTGGCAGTTGAGATGTCATCTGCTATGTCGTATAGAACTGCCTTCGTCTTGTGGTCTCCTTTTCTTAAGACCCTACCGATCGACTGGAGGTTCCTGATCTTCGATTTTGATGGCGAAGCAAAGACAACGTTATGTAAGTTCCGAATATTAATCCCAGTGCTAAAAGTCCCATACGATGCCACTATAATACTATCATGTGTAGTCTCAGCAATCCCTCTTGCCTTCTCTCTATCCTCTGTATCGACCCCACCGTGGACTAAAAAGACTAAGCGATCTTCTCCTACTTTATTATTTATGAGATCAAAAAGGGGCATACCATGCCGTTCAACGTAGTTGAACAAGACGAGAGTGTTACCAGACAGGTCACAAACTAGGTTGCGAATGAACTTACTGCGACCTTGGTGCTCAACGAGGTAGTCCATCTCCTCTTGATATGTGTCAAAAGTTCTCTTATCATGCTTAAGGATGAGTACTTTGATTTCAAACTCAGAGAGATGACCCTTTTTAATAAGGGTTTCTGTCTTAGTTATCTTATCTACACTACCAAATACACCTTCGAGTACCAAGCGATTTGTCTCAGTACCATCTAAAGTACCAGTAAACCCTACACGATACTTACAATCATAGAGCTTATTCATGATACTGGTTAAGGATTTTGCCTTAAACAGGTGTGCTTCATCTCCTATTATAGCACCAAAATTCTCAAAGTAAACCTTTGGTAGCTTGTATACTGACTGCCATGTGGTAATTATCACGTCTTTGTCAGACCTAGGATCATTACCTGCATATACTTTATGGCAGTGCTCCTTTGCATTCCACCCATAGTCCTCAAAGTCTTTGTACATCTGCTCTACCAGAGATGTCGTAGGAACTACTATGAGTGTTTGTAAATTCTTTGCTGCCCAGAACCTAGACAAAGCATAGATCATTAGAGACTTACCACTACCTGTAGGTGATAGTAGTAGCTTACGTTTGTTACGTAGTGCTTCGTATATACCCTTGTACTGGTAGTCTCTGACCTTATGTGGTAGGTTGAGGGTCTTTACCCAATCACCTATTCCTTGGGGAGTAACGAATTCATCCACCTCTGATGGAAGTCCATAAAATTCGTTGTCCCTATGGATAACTTCATACCCCTTCTCTTCGCAAAACGAAGTAATGTAAGGGAGAAGGCCAACATAAATCTCGCCTGTACCTGGGGAGAATAGTTTGATTTTTCCATCCCAATACCTTTTCTTGTACGCTGACATGAACTTGGCTTGAGGCACCTCGAAAGTAAACTGATCTGCTAGCTCGTAACCTACATGAGGTTCACACTCTACAGTAAGATATACTTCGTTCTTCTTCTGAATGTAGACATTAGATTTCATAACCTTTCAGGAATTTAGCGAACTCTATCGCATTCTTAATATAGAAGGATCGGTTATTGATCGCCTGCATAATAGCTTTCAATGCCTCAACCATCTGGTTATAGTACTTCAGTTTAAGAACGGACTTATTGTATACTTCATCAGCTTCCAGATATATTGGGACATCTGTCTTGATGAGTTTTAAAGGAAATGGTTTCTCCGCTTTGCCAGTATAGTACTCCCACCTATTTTTATAGGTGCGTTTGACTTCCATCTCCTGTTGATCCTTTAAGGTATTAAAGGAGTTGTAAAGTCTTAAATATTTAGCATGTAACTTGGGGATTGCTAAACTGTCATGATCTAATTTTTCATCATTTAGTTGTGAGTCCTTCTCCCACATGTCATTCAAAGTGTCTAGGTTCATACTTTATTATTATTCTTATCTGTTATCTCATACAGAGTATACTTGAAATTAACGTCGGCCGTGAGGTAGTTGACATCAGTTGCTGATGAGTCAAACTCTAGTGTTGTCAACGACGTTGGGAAGATGTTAAAGAAGTTTACGGTAGAGATGCTTTGGTAGTTGCTGTTTAAAATAAGTAAACGAGCATCACTCATCATCTTATCGAACTCCTCAGGTCTACCCTTCTCGTCTACATTAGCAAGGTACTTCTGAAAATTCTTTTGATGTAAAGGGTTAGTAAGACCCTTAAGCCACTTGTAGATTTCATAGTAATTGTCCAAGTCTTCATTGACTAAGAACCTGAGGTTCAGATCACCAAAGGTCATCTTATCGCCAGGTAGTGAGTAGTCTTTGACTGGTGTTGATATCTCCCTTACACCTATCTCTACTTGAGGTACAGCAGCAGACTGACAAAAATAGTCTACGTTAGGTGTCCTACCAATAATAAATTTAAAACCTATTGGTGATAGAAAATTTTGATTAGAGGGAGAAAAAAGATTTGGTTCCATTAGTTCACGCAGGTCTCCAGTAGTATTTATCCAAGCCAGAAAACGTCTGGATCTCTGATCTTATCGTGGATTTGAAATCGAAAATCTTTAAAGTCTGGTTTCTTAGTTTCATTATGTGCAGCATCTATCCATGACAACTCAGCGTTCTTACCTCTGCTACTCTGTCCTTCTACATCATCAATGTTATACTCACCAACATAGTTCTCACCCACTGTACTAGGTGTGACACCGTTCTGCCAGTGCTGTACTGACATGAATATAGATCTACCATCACCCATGAATGCACCATGTATATCATCATGGTATACCTTGAGGGTAAAGAAATCAGATCGCATCTTACATATCTTCTCTTGCTCTGGGTGACTGTCTATCCAATACCCACCATGACTGAAACTTATCTTACCACGTATGTACACTTCATATGAATCTATGTCTGGATGTCTATGCTCAGGTATGATAGCATGTGGTGGCCAGTTCAAGCATTCAACTTGGTACTGTCCTTCCTTGTACATAACCTTCCTATGAAAGTTAGGTACACCAAAGAAATTTCTATTCCAACCTTCTGGTTTGGCTATCTCGCGAGGATCG